GATTAGACTGGAAACAATTCTCAGTGATTAGAATTCCATATGAACTTATACCAGAGGGCTTTATGGATGACCAACAGGTTACAAGGGCCAGGGCTACCATGCATAATGGCATCTATCAAATGGAATATGGTGCATGTTTCACAACTGATTCACAGGGGTTTTTTAGAAGAAGTTTAATTGAAGCTGCTACCGCTCATAATAAGAATGTCGAGAAACCTGGATGGCCTCCATATTGTCCCTCTGTTTTTGATGTAACAACTAGGGGACAAATAGATAAACAATATGTTTATGGTATTGACCCAGCTAGTGAACAAGATAATTTTGCACTTATTATTTTAGAAATTCATCCAGAACACCAAAGATTAGTATATTCATGGACAACAAATAAAAAAGATTTTCAGGCTCGCGTTAGAATGGGTCTTACCGATGTGAGTGATTATTATAGTTTTTGTGTTAGGAAGGTTCGAGAGTTAATGAGAGCATTCCCATGTTCTAGAATCGGTATTGATTCACAAGGTGGTGGTTTTGCTATTGCAGAAGGTTTAGCAGACGAAGATAAGCTACAGCCTGGAGAGAGAAAAATTCTACCCATAATCGAAGATAGCAAGAAAAAACCAACCGATGATATTGCTGGTGATCATATTTTAGAATATATTAATTTTGCCAGTGCTGAATGGACTAGTAAGGCAAATCACGGTCTTAGAAAAGATATTGAAGATAAAGTATTATTATTTCCTAGATTTGACACTGTGACACTCTCTCTTATGACTGAAAAAGATAAAATGCAATTCAACAGTCTCAAAGAAGTTTATGGAGATTCTGCTGCATTGAAGCTGTATGATACTCTTGAAGACTGTGTTATGGATATTGAAGAGCTTAAAACTGAACTTACTACAGTGGTAGTGAGTGTTACAGCCAATGGTAGAGAAAGATTTGATACTCCTGAAGTTAAATTAGATACAGGTAAAAAAGGTAGAATGAGAAAAGACCGTTATTCTGCACTTGTTATTGCTAATATGATAGCTAGATCTATGCAACGTGCTATTCCTGCACCAACATATGTTAATATTGGTAGGATAATCGGACAAGATAAAAATAATGAAAAGCTACAAGGTAGAATGTATGTCGGTCCCGAATGGGCCCAATCATATAATCCAGCAACATGTTTTATGGTCAACAAAGATATGCAGAAGTAATATATAATGGTGTATAGTATAAACAGTATTACAATACCTATTATTTCCAATGAGGAGAAAATATATGTCAGATTCAGAAGCAGCATATCGTAGTTGGTCATCTAAAAAGGATATGGAGCAGGCTTTTGCCGAATGGGGTTCTGCTCTACAAAATTCTATGATATCAAAGGGATCATATTCTAGTTATCGTAGAGATTATTCTAATCTTACGACAGATCTAAGTGGCCGACCAGGGCTCAATCAATCTGATTTTGATTGGTTTCGTCCAAGTGACCGTGTCCCAACAACCCCTAAAGAAATTATGGGTTTCGCAAGATATGCATATAGAAGAATTGGTCTTATTAGAAATTCTATTGATTTAATGGGTGACTTTGCATGTCAAGGGGTAAGGCTAGCCCATAGAAATAAGCAGATAGATAATTTTTATAAAAACTGGTTCAATCGTGTAGATGGTCAGGCAGTATCTGAGAGATTATGCAATTTACTTTTTAGAGAAGCTAATGTTGTTATTAAAATGAAAACTGCTAAAGTAAATGCTAAGAAGCGTTTGGAGATGCAGCGTGCTATGGCAGCAATTGATATGCAGATTCCAGATAATAATAAGTTCGGTAAAAATGAATTACCATGGAAATATAACTTTCTAGACCCACTTCTAGTTGATGTAGTAGGCGGTCCTATTGCATCATTAACAAATAATCCAAGATATACTATCAAAATTCCATTGACATTATCTGCACATGTTAATAATTTACTTAATAGTTCTGATATTAATATGCAAAAAATATTATCTGAGATACATCCAGATGTATTGCAATCCATTAAGGATGGTAAGCAGATTTTATTAGATCCAGATAAAACATTTGTTTATTTTTATAAAAAAGATGATTGGCAGACATGGGCAGACCCTATGACATATGCATGTTTTAGAGATCTAATTCTTTATGAAAAGTTAAAACTTGCTGATCAGGCAGCACTAGACGGTGCTATTTCTAAGATTCGTGTGTGGAAACTAGGTAGTTTAGAGCATAAGCTTGCACCAACACCATCTGCATCACAAACTCTTAATAGTATTTTAGGTGCAAATGTTCAGGGTGGAACAAAAGATATTATTTGGGGACCAGATATTGAGCTTATTGAAACAAGCACAGATGTGCAAGGATTTTTAGGAGAAGAAAAATATCGTCCAACCCTCATGGCTATTTATGCAGCACTTGGTATTCCTCCAACACTAACTGGCACATTTGGTGCATCTGGAACAACTAATAATTTCATCTCATTAAAAACGCTTACTGAAAGACTTAATTATGTACGCAACATAGTTATAAATTTCTGGGAAGAGCAAATTAAGATGGTCCAGAAATCCATGGGCTTTAAGTTTCCTGCTACTGTAGAATTTGATTACATGAACTTAGAAGATCCAGCATCAGTTATGAATATCTTATTATCTATGGCAGATAGAAATATTCTTAGTGATGAATTTGTTCAAAGATATGTGAAGGCTAATCCAGAAATTGAAAATAGAAGAATTGATGGTGAAAACAAAAAGAAAACTGAAAAAGTTAGTCCTTTCCATCAAGCAGATCAAGATTTCCAATTAAAGAAAATTACACTACAAACTGGTCTTACTTCTCCTAGTGAAGTTGGATTACAGCTTGATGAAAAGAAAAAGGGAGAGGACTCAGTATTAACTATGAGACAAAAAGAAGCCAAGCAAAAACAAAAGGGTGTTGGTGTTCCAGGTAGACCAGAAGAGAATACTCAAACTGGTGAACCAGGGAGACCAAAAAATTCTAATGATACTGGTCCTAGAGAACAAAGAACATTCAAGCCAGCATTAAAGGCTTCTATACAAACATGGGCTAGAGATGTTCAATTTAAAATTGCAGAGATTATGAATCCTGGTATTTTACAACAATTTACAAAGGGTAATATGAGAAGCTTAACTTCGGAAGAGTTTGACCAAGCAGAAGAAATTAAGTTCAATATCCTAATGAATCTAGAACCATTTACTGAATTAACATTAGAAAATATTAGCAATGCAATGAGTAAGGCTTTTGCACAAACTCATTCAATTCAGTGTAAAAAATGGGTTCATGATACTATGGCTGACTTAAATAGAAAGCTGAGTATCGACGAGATTAGAAATATTAGGGCTTCGTATTATGCAGATTTCTATATCTCAAAATAAAATTGGTGTAGAGTATATGGGTAAGACACCTATAACTTATATGAGGTCGATATGAAAGTTTATCAAGCAGAAATAAATGCTGGTTTAGAAAAGCAAATTAAAGCAAATGCTTCTATTGCTTATACTATGCCTACCATGATAGATAAAGATTATCCAGGTAAATCTATTAGTACTAATATAAGAGATGAGGTCGATTGGCTGACAAAAGCATCTGCTGAAGACGACGATGTCTTTAAGGTCTACTCTATTCTTGTAAGTACTTCATGGAATAAGAATGATGATGTTTTTGGACCAGAAGATGTATGGGTATCCAAGTCAACCCCATTATATAAGCCAACAAACATAGAACATAATGAAAAAGAAATCGTTGGTAATATTATTGGTAATTGGCCAGTAGATAAAAACTTTGAATTAATTAATGAAGATACAGACATTAATGATCTGCCAGATGTATATCATATATTAGTTGCTTCTGTCATCTATAGACAGTGGCAAGATCCAGAATATAGGGCTAGGGCAGAAAAATTAATTACTGAAATACAAAACGGTGAAAAAGCCGTTTCAATGGAATGTATTTTTAAGGGCTTCGATTATGCGGTTGAATCACCAAATGGTGAGTATCATATCATTGCTAGAGGTGAAAATACCGCTTTCTTAACCCAACATTTGCGTGCTTACGGTGGTAATGGTGTATATCAAAATCACAGAGTTGGTAGGTTACTAAAAAATATTACTTTTAGCGGAAAAGGTTTCGTCGCGAACCCTGCCAATCCAGATAGTATCATTTTTAATGTGGATAGAGATTTTCCGTTCAGTAAAGCTTCATATGTAGAAGATTTATTTTTATGTCAAGGAAATGTATCAACCAATTATGTAGAAAATCCTATCTCTGAACTTTTATGGGAGAGTGATATGTCAGAATATTTAGAAAAAGAGGTTTCAGAGCTTAAGGCTGCTCTTGATGCTTCCAAGGCAGAAGTTAAAGATCTAACTCAAAAGTTATCTGAGGCTTCTGTTAAAGAGTATGAGGCTCAAATTGAAGAGCTTAAGGCTAGCCTTGACAATATTGAGACTGAAAAACAGTCATATGTAACAGTTGCTGAAAAAGCTGAGGAAACAATTGCTTCATTAGAGGCTACAATTGCTGAATTAACTGAAAAGTTAACTCAGGCCGAAGCTATGATGCACGATATGAAGGAAAAAGATAAGAAGGAAAAGAGAATGGCATCTTTAGTTGACGCAGGTATGGAGGTTGAAGAGGCTGCTGCTCAAGTTGATACTTTTGAAAATCTTTCAGATGAGCAATTTGAAATCTTTGCTATGATGATGAAGAAGTATAACAAGGGTGGTCCTGTTAAGGCTGAAGAATCTGAAGATACTCCAGTTGCTGATGATGAAGTTGAAGCATCAGTTGAAGAGACAGAATCAGAAGTTGTAGAGGCTTCAGAGGAAGTACTAGAATCAGTTGATGTTCAAGAAGATGTAAATCTTTCTATTGCTTCAGATAGTCTAGAAGCAGATTCAATGTCAAATTTACGCTCTAGCTTAAATAGCTGGGTATCAAGTCAAATTTTAAAGAGATAATTTTTTTGGGAGAAAATAAATATGGCACTTAAACCAGATAGAGTAGAACATTTAACAGATCTCAGCTATTTTATGAATGAGACTGCCGAAAGAGGAATTATTGTTACGCATTTATCAGCAGGTTCGGGTGCAGCTATGGACGATTCCAATGCTACCGTTCAAGTTGCTAATAACACAGGAGAATTACCAGCCGGTCTACTATTAAATGATGTTGTAAATCTTGACCTCACTCGCCAACATCTAAACTTTCATCAAGATGAAGTTCAGCAGGGCGGAAAGGTTCTATTGCTTCGTCGTGGCACAGTAGTCACAGATCAGGTAACTGCTGGTCAGACTATTGTTGCTGGTGCTGCTGCTCACTTTACCACTAATGGCGTTTTAACAACTGGAACAGCAGGGCATAGTGCTCAAGTTGGTAGATTTCTATCTGACTATGATCCAGATGGTTATGTTAAGGTTGAGATTAATATCGTTTGATAATTTTTATACAATGGGAGTAATTTTATGAGCAAATATTTTGAATATACAGATGAAATGAACAGTCTTCTTGCTAAGGCTGGTTCATATGATACCAACGAGTCAGCTTCTGCTATGGCTGAAATTGCCAAGGCTCTTGAGCTACCTCTAAGAAAGGGTATCATGGATGGAGATATCCTTGGTGGTATTTTTGAGGTCATTCAATTAGCTCCTGGTGCAACAAGTGAATTTCCACTTGATTTTCTAGCACCTGGAACAGAAGGTGATTTCGTAGCATATACACTACCTAACCATGGTCGTATTCCAGAGCGTCATGTTGAGGGTGATTATGTTATGGTTCCAACATATGACATTGGTGCATCAATTGATTTCCTACTCAAGTATGCTCGCGATGCTCGTTGGGACGTAGTTGGTCGTGCAACAGATGTTCTCCAGAAGTCATTCGTAAAGAAGATGAATGATGATGGATGGCATACACTTCTTGCTGCTGGTGCCGACCGCAATATCATGATCTATGATGCCGATGCTTCTAATGGCACATTCTCAAAGAGACTTGTTTCTCTAATGAAGGTTGTTATGAGAAGAAATGGTGGCGGTAATTCAAGTTCAATCAATCGTGGTATGTTAACAGATCTTTACATTTCACCAGAAGCAGAGGAAGATATCCGTAACTTCGGTGTTGATGAGCTTGATGAAGTATCACGCAGAGAGGTTATCACTCAAGAGGGTGGGCTAATGTCAAGACTCTTTGGTGTTAATCTACATGTCCTAGATGAGCTTGGTGCTGGTCAAGAGTATGAGAATTATTATTTAGATGATCTCTCAGGTACTCTCCCAACAGGTAAGCAAGAGATTGTTGTTGGTCTAGACCTCAGCAATCGTGATAGTTTTGTTATGCCAGTTCGTCAGGCTGTTCAGATTTTTGAAGATCCAACCCTACATCGTCAACGTCGTGCTGGCATGTATGGCTGGGCAGAGCAGGGCTTTGCTGCCCTTGATACCCGTAGAGTACTTCTTGGTGCCCTATAAGCTCTGTATAAATTGATAATTCAGGGGCCGGTGATGGAAAAATCTATCATCGGCCTTTTTTATTTTTTGGTGTATATTTGTTTAATTGGATAATCTGGATTGATTATTGTACCTATAGGATTTTCTTAATATTTTTTTTTAAAAATGAGGTATTTTAAATGTCATATTATCCTTTAGATAGAAATCCTTCGGGAATGATATTCGTTGGAGACGCTGGTGTTAATGCCGTTCTTGCTACAGATACATCTTTTGTTTATGATTCTGGGCAGGGATTTCTTGGCATTAATGTTGCACAACCATTATATGAATTAGATGTTTCTGGTACAGGCTCATTTAGAGAAATTAGATTTGCTGACGGATCTACTCAAACTAGTGCTTATAACTGGACTATTACTGATGGTGTTAACTCTGAGGGTGTAGCAGATAACGAAACCATTAAGTTTACTGGTGCAGGTGCTACTGCCGTTAGCTATAATACATCAACTAATACAGTTACCATTAATACAGCGGCTGGAGCTACATATACCGCTGGTACTGGTTTAACTCTTAATGGTAATACTTTTGATGCTAATGTAGAGCCTACTACACAAAGTGAGGCGGCACAACCTGTCACTTCTACAGTTAATAAAACTTATGCCATTCAAGTAGATGGTAGTGATTATATGGTTGTTAATGTCCCATGGACTGATACTAATACAACCTACACTGCTGGTTCTGGTATTGTTTTAAACGGAACAACATTTGATGCTAATGTCAATGCAACGAAACAAACAACAGCAGCACAACCAGTCACTTCTACAGCTAGTAAAACTTATGCTATTCAGGTTGATACTACTACAGATGACTTAGTAGTAAATGTTCCATGGACTGATAATGATACAACCTATACCGCTGGTTCAGGCTTAGTGTTAAATGGAACCACAATTGATGCACAGGTTGATAATTCTACTATTGAGATTAATAGTGATACTTTCCGTGTTAAAGATGGTGGTATTACTAATGCCAAGCTTGCAAACAGTTCTATTACCTTAACAGCAGATGGTGGTTCTAATGAGACAGTTTCTCTTGGAGACACATTGGACATTGCTGGTGGTAGTGGTATTTCTACTACTGTTGGTGCTACTGATACTGTTACCGTCAACCTAACTGTAACTGCTGTTACTGCTGGTAGCTATGGTGATCCTAGTCTTGGCAGTGGTGTTACATTTACAGTTGATGCAAATGGTAGACTAACAGCGGCAGCTAATGAGGCTATTACTATCACCTCGGCGGGTGTTAGTGACTTTACATCGGCTGCTGAAACTGCTATCTTTACAGACGCTAACTTTGTAGATGGTTCTACTATAGATTTTACAGTTAGTGCTGGTGCTAGTGTTACCGCTGAGGTTAAAGACAGTTCTATTACTGAAGCTAAGAGAGTAAGAACAACTGATCATGCCTTTACTAATTCTGAACTTATTACTGCTGATCTTAATCTGGTTAATGTTCAAAGTGCAAGTGTATCTATTAGATGTCCATCACCTTCAACTAATAGCGGTAGAATTATCTATGTTAAGAAGGTTGATCCTTCTGCTAATACTGTTACTATTCAAAAGAATGGTGCCGAATTTATTGACAGTGGAAATCAATATATATTATATAATCAGTTTGAGTCTGTCGTATTGGCTTGTGATGGAACCAACTGGCATGTATTCTAACTTAGATTTTTAAATTATTAACACTGGGGGGTCATTCGTGACCCCCATTTATGAGGACATTATGGCTAAATATTTGACATTACAAAATACGGATGACACAAGTGTTACTAGTGGAGATATTGTCGGACAATTAGGATTTGCTGCTTCTAATGATTCTAGTGCAAGTAATGCCATTGTTATTTCTGCTGCCGTTATAGCTTCAGCAGATGGAACTTTTGATGCCAGTAATAATCCTGGCTCTCTTGTATTTGCTACTTCTCCTACTGGTCCTGCAACTGGACAAATAAAAATTGTAGATTCTGGTCATCTTGAACCTATCGGAAACAAGATTAAAAACCTTGGATCTTCTTCTAGTCGGTGGGCAAATCTTTATGTAACGGGAATCGTTTTTAATGATAACACGCTTCAAAATACCGCTTTCACTGGTGGTGGTGGAGGAGGAACCCCTGGCGGTTCTACAACACAGTTTCAATATAATAATGCGGGCTCTTTTAATGGAACCTCTGGTGTTATATATGAAGCTACTGGTGGAACTGGAACATTATTTAAGGTGCATGGAACTGGTAGTCCAACTGAGAAGCTATTTACGATAGATTATACTGGGGTTACTACTCCAACTGTTGTTTCTATTTATAGAAATAATGTTTCTGATACTGATAATTTATTTCAAGTTCTAACAGAATCTACTGGTGAACTTTTTACTGTTGATTATACTGGAAATGTATCTGGAAAAGCTTATTCTTTTGGTGATGGAACTACTCAAACATCAGCATTTGAACTTGCCCATACATTTGCGACATCAGATACAGATATCTATCCAACAGTTGGT